GGTACGGAGAAGCGCGGTTTTTCGCTAGATATAAGATGTCTAAGGGCATCATAACAGTTTGTAAATTATGAGTTTAGAGTCAATAAGCAGAATAGCAGAACTTACGGGTAAAGGTTCTCGAACAATAAAATCTAGATTAGACACCCTTACACCCGTGCAAGATGGCAAAGCGTTAAAGTATGAAACAAAAGAAGCACTGCCCTTGCTTTACGGATTAGATACACAGGGTGCTTTTGATCTTGAACAAGAGCGGGCAAGGTTGGCTCATCATCAAGCGAATAACGAAGCTCTCAAAGAAGAAGTAGCAAAGAAAAATTTAATACCGGCAGAGGAAGTTTTAAACAACTGGATTAACCTTGTCGCTAGATTCAAAGCAAAGATGCTGGCGATCCCATCAAAATCAGCGCATCGATGCGCACAGAGCACAGATCATCACGAAATAGAAAGCGTTTTAAAATCAGCGATTACTGAAGCATTAAACGAACTTGGCAATGATTGAAGAATTATTAAAGTCGGCAATTGATGCAGCACAACCACCGCCGGATTTAACAGTATCAGAATGGGCAGATGCTTATCGTATGCTTTCGCCTGAGTCATCAGCAGAGCCTGGAAAATGGAACACGTCACGCGCAGAATATCAGCGGGGGATCATGGATGCTTTTAGCGATCCTTTGATTCGCGAAGTGGTTGTTATGAGCAGTGCTCAAGTTGGTAAGGCATTAGCTACATCAACTCCAATTGCCACCCCTAATGGTTGGACAACAATGGGTGATATTTCTGTTGGTGATTTGGTATTTGATGCAGATGGGAAACCAACAAAAGTTATTGGAGTGTCTGCAATTATGAATGATAGACAGTGTTATTCCGTAAGGTTTAGTGATGGTTCTGATATTGTTGCAGATGGTGAGCATCTATGGGAAGTTGACGATGACAAGCGTGGACGCAGAATTATAACGACTGCTGAAATGCTTGAAACTCACAAGTATGGATCAAGAAAACATCGCAACAGGTACGCAATCAGGGTTTCTAGTCCGTTACAATTGCCTGATATTGATTTGCCGATTGATCCTTATGCGCTTGGTGCATGGCTTGGAGATGGCCATAGTGCATCAAGTAGGATTTTTGGTTTATACGACGACATTCTAGAAATAACAAAACATATTGCCGATGCCGGGCATAGGATAACTATTAAGCCTGATAAGACTTGTCATGTTGCGGTGATTGATGAAAAGTTACGCCATATTTGCCCTCGCGGTCACAACAAAGATATTACAGGATGGTCAGGACGTGGTTGTGCAGAGTGTGCCAGGGTAAAATGTGCAAATTATGGATTTAAAAAACGCAATAATCCACTGCGAAAGATCGATCCAATTGTAATGACAATGCCAAGATTATTGAGTGCGCTTAATCTAATTGGCAACAAACATATTCCATCTAGTTATTTGAGATCATCTGAAAACCAAAGACTATCATTGTTGCAAGGCTTAATGGATACAGATGGTTATATTAGCCCCAAAGGACGGCAAGAGTTTCTCACAACATCGATTGCTATTAGAGATGGCTTTGCAGAGTTATTGTCATCACTTGGCATAAAGTACACGATGGTTGAAAAAAAACCGCAGACAAATTACAAAGGCGCTACAGTTTATGGCTCAACAGCCTATAGCTTTTCTTTTCTTGCCTATGCAGATAAGCCTGTTTTTAGATTACGGCGCAAGTTAGTAAGACAGGTGGATAACGACGGCAACCGCAGATCGTCAGAAACATTAAGGCGAAGAATTGTTAGCGTCACTCCTGTCGAATCTGTACCAGTGCGCTGTATCTTAGTTGAAAATAACGAACATCTTTTTTTAGCGGGTCGCGAAATGATACCCACGCACAATACGGAAGCCATCGGCTGCATCGTCGGGTATTTCATTGATTATGATCCTTGTCCTATTCTTGTCCTACAACCTACGCTTGAAATGGGCGAAGCCTGGTCAAAAGATAGACTTGCGCCCATGCTGAGAGATACACCTGCGCTAAAAAACAAAGTCAAAGACCCCAAAAGCAAAACCAGCGGCAATACCTTATTGCATAAAAAATTCCCAGGCGGTCAAATAACCATAGCCGGGGCAAATAGTCCGTCCGGTTTAGCATCAAGGCCCATTAGAATCGTGTTATGTGATGAGGTTGACCGTTATCCTGTGTCCGCTGGAACTGAAGGCGACCCGGTAAACTTAGCTAAGAAGCGGTCAACCACATTTTGGAATCGTAAACTGCTATTGACTTCAACGCCTACCATCAAGCATTCAAGCCGCATTGAACAGGCTTACTTACAATCAGACCAGCGCCGTTATTATGTGCCGTGCCCAGATTGCGGACAACTACAGCACTTGCAATGGAAAAACGTAAATTGGACAGATAGCGACCCAGATACTGCAAAATATGCCTGTTGCCATTGTGGTGCGTTATGGACAGACGCGCAGCGATACAAAGCTATATCAATCGGCGTATGGAAAGCAGAACAACCATCAAAAGGCATTGCCGGATTTCACCTAAACGAACTTTATTCGCCCTGGCGCAAATTATCAGAAATCGTCAGCGATTTCTTACGCGCAAAAGATTCACCAGAAATGCTTAAAACATTTGTAAATACATCACTTGGTGAAACTTGGGAAGAACAAGGCGAACAATCCGATCCAGAGCTCTTAATGAACAGGCGAGAAAAGTACAGTTCAACAGTTCCAAATGGAGTGCAATGTTTAACAGTTGGCGCTGATGTGCAGCAAGATCGAATTGAACTTGAGATTGTCGGCTGGGGATATGGTGAAGAAAGCTGGAGCATTGATTATCAAATTTTAATCGGTGATCCAACCGGGCCTGAAGTTTGGGATGATTTGCGTGATGTGATTTTTGCTGAATTTGACTATGGCGACGAAGGGAAAATGCCTGTTTCTTGTGCGGTCATTGATTCGGGTTATTTGCCTAAAAAAGTTTATGAATTTGTGCGCTCATGCAAAGCCAGCTTTATTCATGCCGGTAAAGGCGTAACAGGTGCAAAGCCGATTGTTGAAGATGACACTAAGCGCAGGCGTCGAATCATTAACACAAAAAACGGCCGTTATCGTCCTGAGTTAATCGGGGTTGATGAAGCCAAAATCACTATCCACAGGCGCTTACAAATCAGCACACCAGGGCCTGGATTTATGCACTTTCCAGAAGACAGAGATGCTGAATGGTTTGCCCAGCTCACCGCAGAAAAATTAACCACCCGCTACCAGAAAGGGTTTCCTATCCGTGAATGGATTAAAACAAGGCCCAGAAATGAAGCATTAGACTGCCGGGTTTATGCAATGGCAGCTTATAAACTAGCGACTCATTACAGACAGGTGCGCTATCAATCAGCACCGGGCATTAACAAACAAATCATTAAGAAAAAAAGCAGCTATTTAAAATGAGCATAATTGACGAAATGAAGCGCGTGGTTAATAGCATCGTCGGCAATCCAAAACAAGCTGACGATATTGTTTTTGAACTGATCAAGAATTTTGGTGGTGAGCGGATGCACATGCCGTCGAACGATTATCAACGTCGCAACAAAGAAATTATAGAATTGCATGAAGCCGGTGCCAGTGTCGAACATCTGGCAGCACGTTATCGACTTTCAGAACGCACGATTTACCGCATCATAAGCCACTGACAAAACCGGCCTAGATTTTGTCATAGTGTTTAAGTCATGCTATGAACCTATGGCATTTACTAACGACCAATTATCCGCTCTGGAAACCGCCATAGCACAAGGCGCGTTATCCGTTCAATATGCAGACCGTCGAGTTACTTATCACACGATGGATGAAATGCTGCGCCTGCGTAATCAGATGCGCTCAGAACTGGGATTAAACACCAGCTCATCAGCAAATCGCGGCGGGAAAATTCTTTTTGTTACCAGCAAGGGGCTTTAAATGTGGCCTTTTCCTAAAAAAACCGTAAAAAAGCGCAATTACGAAGCTGCATCACGATCAAACCGTTTGTCATCCTGGAATACCTACGGATCAGATGCAAATACGGCTAATCAATCATTATCTGTTATCCGCAACCGGTCACGCGATTTAGTTCGCAACAACCCACACGCGGCAAGAATCGTTCAAGCCATATCCAGCCATGTAGTAGGGTTTGGCATTGTTGGTGCCGTCAAAGGATCAAAAAAACTAGATGATTTATGGCGTCAATGGTCAGAGTCGCCGCAATGCGACGCTGACGGACGGCATGATTTTTATGGATTGCAACGTCTGGTTATGCGCTGTGTCGTTGAATCTGGGGAATGCTTGATTCGCTTGCGCAATCGTCGCCCGGAAGATGGCTTAGTCATTCCGTTGCAATTGCAAGTATTAGAACCCGATTATTTAGACAGCAATAAAAGCGGCGCATTACCCAACGGCGGCCAGATTATCAATGGCATTGAATACGATGCCATTGGGAAAATTGTTGCCTATTGGTTATACCGCAATCATCCGGGCGCTTCCATTGGCAACATGAGTTTTACATCAAACCGCATCGATGCTGACAGCGTGATTCATGTTTTTAGAACAGATCGGCCCGGACAGTCGCGTGGTGTACCCTGGATGTCATCCATCATGGTCAAACTGCGTGAGCTGGATATTTATCAGGACGCGGTATTAAAACGTCAGCAAATTGCCAATATGTTTTCCGCTTATGTGTACGACGATGCGCCAGGTGAAGCCATTGATGAAATGGAAGAAGATCTGCCAGAACTCGAACCGGGTACCGTTTATGCGTTGCGTAATGGGCGACGGATTGAATTTTCAGAACCGCCGAATGTGACATCCAATGACTTTGTTCGTGAAACTTTACGCGACATTGCCGCCGGCATGGGGATTACTTACGAATCGCTGACTCAGGATTTATCACAAGTTAACTTTTCATCGGCGCGAATGGGTGCCAATGAAATGCTAAAAAACATCGATCAGTGGCAATGGCAAATGTTGATTCCTTTGCTGTGTGAACAAGTCGGCAAAGCATTTATCAGCGTTGCTATGCAATCCGGCTATAGCGCACGATCTGCCATGTTCGAATGGACACCACCGGCTCGCACTTTAGTTGATCCAACTCGTGAAGTTCCAGCAATTATTAAATCGGTTCGCGCCGGTTTGATGTCGTATCAAGAAGCCATCAGAGCGCAAGGCATGAACCCTGAAAAAGTATTAAAAGAAATTGCTGAAAGTAACGCCATGCTCGACAAATTAAAAATCACATTAGATTCTGATCCGCGAGTTGATCAAAGTTTAACGCCTCAGCAGGTAGAAACAAATGACACTACAAACTAATACAGAACCGCTGAACTTAAGAGCGGCATTTACTCCGACGACTTACAACGAAAAAGACAGAACCGTTGATATTGTATGGACAACCGGCAGCCAGGTTAAACGCTACGATTACGAACGAGATAATTATTATCTTGAACAACTGGAAGTTAGCAACGATGCCATTGACTTTGAACGATTAAATTCCGGCGCTCCGGTTTTATCAAATCATGATGCTTATTCGCTTAATTCAGTTATCGGTGTCGTTGAGCGTGCGTGGATCGAAAACGGCGAAGGGAAAGCAAAGATTCGATTTTCAGAACGTGCAGAAGTAAAACCAATCATTAACGACGTTCGAGACGGCATTTTAAGAAATATCAGCGTCGGCTATCGTGTCGATCAATATCAAATCACAGAATCGACTAGCGAAGAATTACCGATTTACACCGCTAAACGCTGGACCCCGATGGAGATCAGTTTAGTGACAATTCCCGCTGATTCGGGCGCGCAGGTGCGCTCTGAAAAGGCAGATTTACAACCGCCAACAGAGGAGAAAACCGAAATGGCAAAAGAAACCGAACAGCGGGCGGAAGTTGAAACAACTGCGCCTGTTATTGATGCCGAACAAGTGAGAAGCGAAGCGATTAAAGCCGAGCGTCAACGTGTGGCCGATATTACTCAAGCCGCAACACAAGGCAAAATGGACGCTAAATTTACACAGCGCATGATCAACGAAGGCAAAAGCGCAGATGAAGTACGTTCTTTGGTTTTAGAAGAATTAGCCAAGCGTGACGAAGCTACTCCAACGCAAAGTGCTCATATTGAAATGGTTAGCGATAACAAAGACAAATTCATTGAACAAGGCGTTCAAGCATTACGCGCTAAAGCCGGCCTTGAAAAAATGGATGGAGCGAATGAATTTCGCGGAATGCGTTTAACCGAATTTGCTAAAGCGTGTCTAGATCGTGCGGGTGTATCTCATCGCAGCATGTCAGAACTTGAATTAGTAAAACGTGCATTCACAACATCAACCAGCGATTTTCCGATTTTATTGGAAAACGCCATGCACAAGACTTTGCAAAATGCTTACGCTACCGCACCAGACACATG